AATTATTAGAGAGATATAAATGTTTGACAAAATAAAGAACTTATTCAAAAAGCCAGAACCGGTAAAGCCTGTACAGGAAAAGAAACCTCGTCAGCCTAAAAAGAAAAAAGAAGATAGTGTTCTATCTGATAAAGAAAAAGCAACAAGAGAAGGATTACCTTATGTTAATATTCTTAAAATGGAACTTGATCCATACGATATCAACACCGGTGCATTTGAATTAGATTGGAATGACAAGTTTGTATTGAATCTAATCAAGTCTGGATTTAAAATTCGTGAGGATGATACTGATACAATGATTGTTGAACGGTGGTTTCAAACAGTATGTCGTAATGTTGCACTAGAACTTTATGAGCAACAGCAGGCCGATCCTGAGAATCGGGCAATGGCTACAGACATGCGTGTGGTCCGTGCTAAGGACCTTGGTGATGGTAGAACAGAGGTAAGTTGAATGTTAAAAAATATTGATTTATTCAGTCCGGATTTCGTAATTGATTGCTCAAAATTAAAAAATTGCAGAGATATCTATGCAATAATGAGACACAATGGAATCGTAAAGGCATACGTATATGGTATGTGTTTCAAGCCCGGGCCGTTGACTTATGATTTTTCAAAGGTGGGGATGAGTTGTCCTACTCTAACTGAAAAGAGAGAATATCAAGTTGGTGAGAGAATCACACGACAACTAAGTTGGGTTCCGGGTTGGGAAGAAGAACATGTACGCAGTTCACACGGTGCTGATTTTTGGTTAGGCATTGAACATTTCTTAATTCCAGCTGGACTCTTACCAGCTTCATTTAATAAAAATGATGTGACAATTGCAGTATGGGATGTTTCTAAAAGAATGATTTTTGCAGATGTTCATCCCGACGATGAGGAAAAAGCTACTGGATGGGCCGAGGGTGAGTTAGCAAAACAATATAAAGTTACATTTGGTAGATTGCCGCATCTTAACAAACAAGATCCTACTAACACTAAACATTATAAAAAGGGTTATATACCTAAATCTATTCAGAATGGTTTGTTCCAATTTGATTAATATTTGACAATAATTCCGTTTTGTGCTATAATTGAGTATCAATTAATAAAAGGTTAAGTTATGGCCGTAATATCTTTCAATCTCTTTAAATCCTCATGTGAGGATAGAGGTTATACCGAACGCATATATGAGGACCGTAATGTCTTTGTACTATATTCCAACAACGGAATCAAATGCGAAATTAAAAAGAACCATTACACTATCGGTTGGTTGGCACGGCCCGAAGATGTGAAGGTAATGAGACAGAAATTTATTGAAGCCGGCTTCACTGAAAAATTAGGTAAACGTGCTGAAAAACGTAAGGATGAAAAAGACTTTATCAATGTACACTTTGACGGTGATATACTTGAAAACTTTTGGGTGTTGATTGGGATTATCGAATCCATTGAAACTATTGTTAGGAAAGTTCGCGGTCAAGCAATCAAGCCAATTGCCCGTGAAGTAAGTGAACGTAATATATTTGAAAAGATTGCCAAACGTTTCAAATACTTTATTGATAATGAAGATGGATTTGGTTTAGAGAATACTAGGGCATTACTTGAAGGTGATAGTATTGACCATTTAATTACAATCGGTGAATCTGTAAAACGAACCAAAGAGAATACTTACCGTGAACACATTGTACCTTGCATTTTGATTTATAATCAAGCAGTTACAATGACTATGGAAAAACGCCCAGTAACCGAAGTAGCACAAATGATTAAAAACAATTTGGCTATAGTATTGATTACCAACGAAGAGGCTGAATTACTTGATAATGAATTAGACTTACAAACAAGTATGCCCGAAGATTGGAAGTTTGGAGACAACGTTTTTGCACGACTAACAATTGCCCAAATACAATTGAAATAATTTAAATAGTAGTATATAATAAACACATGAAATACGCACTCATTGACACAGCAAATACATTCTTCCGTGCCCGTCACATCGCATCACGTAATAGTGATACATGGGAAAAGATCGGCATGGCACTACATTTAACATTAGCAAGTACCAATCAAATCGTTCGCAAGTTCGGTGTTGATCACGTTGTATTTTGCTTAGAGGGTAGATCGTGGAGGAAGAGCTTCTACGAACCATACAAGAAAAATCGTATTGTCGATACACTATCACAAACAGAAGCTGAGATTGAAGAAAATAAAATGTTCTGGGAAACCTATGATATTTTCACGGCCTTTTTGCGTGAGAAAACTAATGTTAGCGTATTGCGTCACGCTGAAGCCGAAGCTGATGACTTAATTGCACGTTTCATTCACTTGCATCCTGATGATGAACATTTTATTATCAGTAGCGATAGCGACTATGTTCAATTGATTTCAGAGAATGTAAAACAATACAATGGTGTCGCTAATCAATTGATTACACTTGATGGTTACTTTGATGACAAAGGTAAAATTGTCAAAGATAAGAAAACTAAAGAGCCTAAACTGTTAGAGGATCCTCAATATTTACTATTCAAAAAATGCATGCGGGGAGACGGTACTGACAATGTATTCAGTGCTTATCCCGGTGTACGTGAGAAAGGTAGCAAGAATAAAGTTGGCTTGATTGAAGCATACGCTGATAGACATAAGCAGGGCTTTGATTGGAACAATCTAATGTTGCAACGCTGGACTGACCACAATGATGTTGAACATCGTGTGCGTGAAGATTATGAACGTAATCGTATCTTAATTGATTTGACAGCGCAACCACAAGATATCAAAGATAAGGTTGATGGAAGTATTCGTGAGGGTGTGCGTGTGACGACTACTCCTCAAGTGGGTATTCACTTTATGAGATTTTGTGGTAAGTATGATTTGACTAAGATTAGCGAACAAGCCGAGACTTATGCTAAATGGTTAAACAGTCCCTATACTGGTTCATTGGTATGATGGACAAATATCAAGAACATTTTGGAGTTGAAGAATGAACGATAATATCAAAGTTGGTGCAGACATTCACGCCGGTGACGGTGGTTATAGTCTAGGCACTAAAGAAAAGTATGATGAATTTGTCAAGGGCCGTAATCAATCATTAGGTAAAATGAGAATCCGAGAACTTGCTGAACAAGCTACAACTTATATTGAGCCAACATCTAACAGTGGTGAAGGCTGGATCTTTAACAAAGAAAAATTCGCCGAGTTGATTGTACGGGAATGTGGAGAAGTTGCTTATAAGGCCTATTGGAATAATCCCGAAACAGTTAGAGGCGTACACATTCAAGAAAAGATTAAACAACATTTCGGAGTTGAAGAATGACACATAAATCAAACACTAACAATCCTGTTGACTTCCCCAAATTGGAAACTGAAATGAACGAACGAATTCGAGAACTTGCTGAACAGGCTACAAAAAAATATGACAGACTTGGTAATGAAATTCCTTTTGCACAGCCCGATTTGGAAAAATTCGCCGAGTTGATTGTCATGGAATGTATTAGTATCGTCGAACCTACACAACACCACAAAGCATTTGCTCAGGGTTATGTAGGTGGAGTTGACGGACTCGAATTATTAGATAGTAAGGTAAAAAAGATTAAACAACATTTCGGAGTTGAAGAATGAAATTCACTACTACTGGTACAACTTTTAAAGAAATCAATCAAGGTGATACAGACTTTATGATGACTGATGGCATCAAATTAGTACCACGTGCTGCCATCAAGATTAGCCAACGATGCCCAAGCAATTATGCTAGTTTGATTCAGGAATGTATGAGTCACGGTTGGCTCAAGACTGTCGCATATATTAAAGAATCAGATTATGTTTGGGAAAAGGTAGGCGAATAAATATGGGACGAGATTTTAATAATATTGTTTTTATTCTAAACAAATCCCCAAAAGAATTACGTGCATGGTGGGAATTATTAAGTGAAGATGAACAACAGTATGCTATGGAAATTCTTACTGACTATCGTAAGATGCTAGATGAACCTATTGTAGAAGAATATACATTGGCAAAAGAATACTTAAAGAAGTTTCAGTTATGAACTTAGCAGAATACTTTGAACAAAACAGATACAAAGCCAAATATGATATCGGTGATCGTATCTTTGGTTATTGGCATAACATTCCATTTATAGGCACAGTTGGAAACGATACAGTTATAAATGAACAAGTTGGACCACAACTAAGTGTTCATTTAGATTTACCAATTTGTTATGAAAAGGTAATATATACTGTTATAATAGCAAAACATAAAGAATTTAAAAAGATATCTAAATTAGTATCAATCACAGAGGAAACAAATGACGAACCCACTAATCGCAAAACCAGTAGTAAAGAACCAGTTCTGGATAGTAACAAACGGAAAAGAAAAAGTCGGTAATGTCTTAGCAGACGGTTCCGGCTTTGAAGTAAAACTTAACGGAAACAAAACTCATTTTAAAAATACAAGTGCTATCGAGAAGCAGACTAAAATTGAATTCCAAAGAGTTACTAAAGAAAAAGTTAAGCAAGATATCCCCTTTAGTGAATATCCAACAACTAAAAAGGTTTATAATTCTATACTAGACATTAAACGTAAGATTCATTTATTCACTAAAACACCCAAAAGCAAGTGTTATTATGCCGCAGGATGGTATATTGTTAGTCAGGGAAGCGAACCTACTATAGAATTTTGCCCTAAATACATCTTTATTCAGCGTTATGAGTATGTAGGCCCGTTTAAAACTGAGGATGAAGCTAAAGACTTGATAAATATCTAATGATTCAAATTAAGCGGTTTATTGAAAAGGTATCGTTGATTGAGGGGCGACAAGGTAGGGACGTGGTTATTCCAGTTTCCGACGCTAGGGGCCTACGTGATGAATTAGCAAAACTTTTAGCAGACCACTATGAAATGAAAAAGGATTCCCCGGATGAGGTAATTCAAGTTCAATTAACCGGAGGAACATTTAAATGAGTAGAACACAACCTAAAGTGTTACTAGAATTAGTAGACAAAGTGACATACAAGTGCGACCAGATAGTTGAAGCAAGTGGCATCTGGGCTGTATTCTATGATGGCCAACCAATCAATCTAAAGAGTCAACACTATTTAGATAATGAAGCAACACCTAAATACAAGAAGACCAGTTTCAGTAATCCTGGTCATGCAAGAAACTTGTGTAGGAAACTAAACACACAATTTAAAAGTGATAAATTCACTGTTGTGTTTATGAATAATGGTACTACTGTGTACCCCGATGAGTGATA